GACGCGCTCGCCTCGGTCTGGGCGGAGCACCCGGACTTCCGGGACGACTGGGAGGACACCTGGTCGCCGAAGTGGTAACGAGCGGATGATCATGCACCCGTGTCACCCTGAACCCGGCAGCGCACCTTCGACGGTCGCAGCCACCCTCCCGCGCGCGACCAGCCCCCCGGCCGCGCCCCGGAAGCCCCGCAGCTCGGCAGGCATGCGGGGCTTCCGCACGTAACGACTCGGCCACACCACCTCCTCACAACCTCCCAACCGCGCCACACTCCCGCCATGACCCGCTACCTGCCAGCGGCCGCCATCCTCGCCGCCACCTGCCTCCTCACCGCCTGCTCCTCCAGCAGCACCCACACCGCGCCCGCCGTCGCCGACACCGCCAGCTGCGAACAGGCCCTCATCCAGCAACTCAAAGACGCCTACGCCAACCCCAACGGCCCCTCCAGCACCCGCCCAGCCGCATGCGCCGGCATCGACGACGCCACCCTGCAGAAGCTGGGCATGCAGGCGCTGGCGAGTGCCCCGGTGCCGACGCCGACGGACCTGCCCAGCTGAGCGGATGATCATGGTCGGGTCGTAGCCTCATGACCGAAGGGGGCACGACCATGGCCAACCACACACCGCGCGACAAGCAGCCACGCAACAGCCAGAACGGACGCTTCGTCACCGACGTAGCCGTAGCCGACCGCGACGCCGCCGCCGTCCGCCTCCGCAAGGACGGCCGCACCTACGCCCAGATCGCCGTCGAGCTCGGCTACGCCGACAAAGCTGCGGCGTGGCGCGCCGTCGCCCGCTGCACCGCCGAAGTCCGCCAGGAGGCAGCCAGCGAGCTCATCGCGGTCGAGAAGGCCGAACTCGACCGGCTGTATCAGGCCGCGCTGGAGATCATCGAGTCGGACCATCAGGCCGTGGCGCAGGGTAAGGGCGTGTACGCCGAGGACGGCACGCCGATCTATGACGCTCAGCCGAAGATCGCCGCGATCGGCGCTGCCCGGCAGATCCGCGAGTCCTACCGCAAGCTGCTCGGCCTTGACCAGCCCGCGAAGCAGGAGATCAGCGGCGGCGTGAAGTACGAGGTCGTCGGGGTAGACCCGGCTGATCTCTCGTGAGCGAGCGTATCGACTGCGAGCACTGCGAGGGCAACGGCCACCTCGACGGCGAGCGCTGCCCGGTCTGCGAAAGCCTCGGCACCGTGGAGGTGCAGGAGCCGCTGCGCGTCGACCTGACCACGGAGCAGCGCGAGCTCCTGCACCAGCTCGTTGCCTACCGCCGCCAAGTGCTCTACGAGGCCGCTGACGCCGTGTACGCGCGCGGCGTGGAGCAGCCCGACCATGCCTTCGACCACTACGAGGACGCCTCGGCGCTGCTGCGGCGTCTCGCCGACGCATGACCGACACCGTCGTCCGCTACGAGCCCCGCGGCGCAGCCCTCCAGCTCTTCCGCAACCGCAGCAGCGAGCTCGTGCTCGCAGGCGCGGCCGGCACCGGCAAGAGCCTCGCGTGCCTGTTCCGGATCCACCTCACCGCGCTGAACAACCCCGGGATCCGCTGCCTGATCGCCCGCAAGACCGCGGTCAGCCTCGGGTCGACGACGCTGGTGACGTTCGAGAACAAGGTCGCGGCGCAGGCGATCCGGGCTGGGCTGGTGCGCTGGTTCGGCGGCAGCCCGCGTGAGGCTGCGGCGTACCGCTACGTCAACGGCAGTGTGGTCGTGGTGGGTGGGCTGGACAAGCCCGAGAAGATCATGTCGTCTGAGTACGACCTCGTGTTCTGCGACGAAGCCACCGAGCTGACGCTCACCGACTGGGAGTCCATCGGTACCCGCCTGCGCCACGGTGTGCTGTCGTGGCAGCAGCAGATCGCCGCCTGCAACCCCGTCCACCCCACGCACTGGATCAAGCAGCGCGCCAACGAAGGCCGCCTGACGCTGCTCACCAGCCTGCACCGCGACAACCCCGCCTACGTCAACGCCGACGGCACCCTCACGGCGCAGGGCGAGGATTACATGGCCAAGCTCGACGCCCTCACCGGCGTCCGCCGCCTACGCCTCCGCGACGGCCTCTGGGCTGCCGCCGAGGGCCTGGTGTACGACGGCTGGGACCCCAGCCTGCACCTCATCGACCGGCTACCGGCCGGCCACGAGCGCTGGACCAGGTGGCTCAGCATCGACTTCGGCTACACGAACCCGTTCGTTGCCCAGTGGTGGGCGGAGGACGGCGACGGCCGCCTGTACCTGTACCGGGAGCTGTACCGGTCGAAGCGGCTGGTGGAGGACCACGCGAAGCAGATCCGCGGGTTCATCTTCGGCCGCGACGGCAGGTTGTTGGAGCCGAAGCCGAGGACGGTGATCTGCGACCACGACGCCGAGGACCGGGCGACGCTGGAGCGGCACTTGGGCATGTCCACCTCGGCGGCCACGAAGACGGTCAGCGACGGTATCCAGGCGGTGCAGTCCCGGCTCCGGCCGGCGGGGGACGGGCGGCCGCGGCTGTTCATCGTGCGCGGCGCCCTGGTGGAGCGCGACACCGAGCTCGAGCAGGCAAAGAAGCCACTGTGCGCCGAGGACGAGATCACCGGCTACATCTGGGACGTCAAGGACGGGCGCCCGGCGAAGGAGGCCCCGGTGAAGGAGAACGATCATTCAATGGACGCGCTGCGCTATATGGTTGCCGAGAGAGACTTGGGCGGAAGACCGAGCGTGAGGTTCGTCTGATGAAGTGCCAGGAAGACTGCACCTGCCGTCGCCACGCGGGGAAGGGCATACCCCGAACGCCAGAGGTGCGGGCGAAGATCAGCGCCACCAAGATGGGCCACGAAGTGAGCCCCGAAGCGCGGGCGAAGATCGGCGCGGCGTCGCGCGGACGCAAGGCGTCGTCCGAGACGAAGCAGCGACAGAGCGCAGCACCCAACACGGCCATGCGGCCCGGTACGGCAAGCGCAGCCCCGAGTACCGGACGTGGGACGGCATCAAGCAGCGCTGCCTCAACCCGAAGGCGGCGGCGTACGCGCAGTACGGCGCCCGGGGCATCACCGTCTGCGAGCGCTGGGAGGTCTTCGAGAACTTCCTCGCCGACATGGGCCCGAAGCCCGAGCCGAAGGCGCAATACTCCATCGACCGCATCGACAATGACGGCCCGTACTCGCCAGAGAACTGCCGATGGGCAACCCGCTCGGAGCAGCAGCGCAACCGGCCGAACTTCAACCCGGCGAAGCGCGTCAAGCGCCCTGATGGAGGCGTGTAGCAGACTCGAGGTGCGCCCAACCCGGGCGCGCCGGCCGCGCTGAGACGTCCCGTTGCAGTGCGGCCGTCCCACACCCGAAGGAGCCCCACATGCTCACCCTGAAGTGCCTGCCGTGTGTCGCCGAGCACAAGATGCACGCCCAGACCATCGGTGCCGACGGCACACCCCCGGAGATGCGCGACGCCGTCACCATCTGCGGCACCGAGTTCGGGCCGGTCACGCCAATCTGCTACGAGCACCTCCAGGTCGCCCGCCAGTCGGCGCTCATGGTGCCCGCCGGACCGCCGCAGGGCATGCCGCAGATCCAGCTCTGACACGCCGCCCCCGGTTTGTACCTGGCAACGTGGCGGAATCATGCCCGGAGGATCTACAGTCTGCATGTAGATGCGGATGGAGGTGGGCGGATGGCGGCGATCGGACTCACGACCTGGGCACCGTCGGGGCGTGCCGCCGCCCGCCTCCAGTCCGCCCGCGCTGGGCTGCGACGCCTGACGAGTCGGCTCGCGCCCAGCGCCCTCACTATCGGCGGCCTCGGCTGCATCGACATCGGCGTCTTCACCGCCAACACCATCGCCGGATGGATCGTCACCGGACTCTCGCTAATCGTGCTCGAGTACCGGGTCGACGACGAGTGAGCAGCCTGATCGGGAAGCTCCGCAACGCCCGGTCGGCGCCGGGCGCCGAGCCGCCCATCCCCTACGCGGGCACCGGCAACGGCATCCTCTCCCTCGGCGGTAACGCGCTCGCCGACAGCGACCCCACCGGCTACATGCGCGCCTACGGCAGCTCCGGCACCGTGTTCGCCATCGTCGGCATGCTCGCCCGCCAGACCGCGAAAGTGCAGTGGCACCTCTACCGCGAAGCGCCCCAAGACGGGCGCCGCCGCTACACCACCGCCGACCGCGGCTCCGACCAGCGCGTCGAAGTCATCAAGCACCTCGCCATCGACGTGTGGAACAAGCCCAACCCGTTCATGTCCGGCTTCCAGCTGCGCGAGCTCGCCCAGACGTACCTCGACCTCACGGGCGAGGCATACCTGATCGTGCAGCGCGACGGCCGCGCGTCGTTCCCGATCGGCCTGTGGCCGGCGCGCCCGGACCGGATGACGCCCATCCCGTCGCCGGAGACGTACCTGGCCGGGTACGTGTACACGGGGCCGTCGGGCGAGCAGGTGCCGCTGGCGTGCAACGAGGTCATCCAGCTGAAGTATCCGAACCCGTTCGATCCGTATCACGGGCTCGGGCCAATCCAGTCGATCCTCGTGGACATCGACGCGGCGAAGTACAGCGCCTCGTGGAACCGCAACTTCTTCCTCAACTCGGCGACGCCAGGCGGCGTGATCCAGATGGACAAGCGCCTGTCGGACGAGGAGTGGAACGAGTTCACCAACCGGTGGCGTGAAGGACATCGGGGCATGGGCGCCGCTCACCGGGTCGCCATCCTGGAGCAGGGCGCAACGTGGGTGCCGAACGCGCACTCGATCAGGGACATGGACTTCGCGAACCTGCGGGGCGTCTCCCGCGACGTGATCCGCGAGGCGTTCACCATGCACAACGCCATCCTGGGC